ATTATCAACAAACTGCTGGAATGCCGCTGCTGCATCCGTATCGGGGTCCCCTGTCGATGCAACGCCGACAATGCCATTGGTAATTGATGCCGGAGAAACATCGGCAACTGCCGCCTTAGCCGGATTAACAAAGTCCGTATCCAGACGGGCAATCACGGCCTCGGCCAGCGCATTACGAACCAGTGCATCAGCTGCAGGATTTGAGAAACGGATCAGCTCGTCGGTCAACACCGCAATTGCTGCCACCTTGGAAAAGCCGAAAGTGACAGATTCGAAATCAAACTTGGTTAGGGGCTTGGCCTTTCCCTGCCCAACCCAGTTCGCCGAGCCGCCGGACGTCTGCGCCGGAATGCGCACGTTGAACGGTACCTGACGCAGGGAAGGAATATTGCCCTGCCCAAAGCGCCCGATAATGGTCTGCGGTCGCAGGAATTCGATAAAGTCGTTGGCATATTCCTGATACTCCACCAGACTTCCCGCCCACTTCGGATCGGTTGTGGTGCCCGCACCGACCGCGGCTTTCAGCACGTGGTGAAGTTTGGCGTCATTGGGATATTGTTTACGCGCGATTTCTAAAGCCTCTGAACGACTACCGTTAGCAGCGGCAAGGGATTTCGCGAACCGCGCAAAGGCAATCCCTTTCTCCAGCTTTTGTTCGACGTGAATGATGCCAGGCGCGCGGCTTCCAACAACTGGAACTTCTCCACCTGCAGCCTTAGTAATGGGCTTAGCTGATTTTGCCTGGTTATTTTCCATTTCATGCAAGCGGCCCAGATGCACGTCTACTGATTTGATTTCAGAAGAATTCAGGTCGTACTGTTCTTCTTCTTCAGCGTCTAGCGTCCGGCCATCTTCTGCCGCTTTGGACATCACTGTATCTAATGCCGCTGCCAGCGCCGCGCGTTTTGCTTCAAAGCTTTTAATCTGCTCTGCGATATTCATGGTTTTTCCTTTAATTTCGGTAGATTTCTTTGCTGTAGCGCCAGCGGGGGATTGTTTTTTTACAACCGGCTTCTCTATACCTGACGCGGTTTGAGGTCGCAGATCGTATGATTTAATGGTTTGAATTGAACACTCAGCGTTAGCCGGAATAGTGACTGCTGAAACCTCAAGTAGGTCCCAGGTCAGAAAGCGAATTCCGGCATCGTCGAGAAAGGAATACTCCAAAGGCTTAAAGCCAATGGATAAGCCGCGAACAAGGCCTGATTTAATCGACGCCCAGGCTTCGTCAAGTCGTGCTGCTAGCTGTGACGGCATATCCGCCGTGGGCTTGACCAATGTTGCGACAATCTCCAACCCGTCCTTTACCCGCTTGGGGGTGCAGGTACCAATCGGCTGATTGCTGTCGTGCTGCCAGAGAAACGGCGTCTCTGCGTTAAACTTGGCCCCTTCTGGCTCCATGACGTCACCGTAACGATCGGGTGAAGGCGTCGAGGCAATGCCGGTTATAACCCGCTTGTCCTCATCAACGGCCTTTATCGTCATGAGGCTATAAGCACGTTGCTTTGCCATTTACTGACCTCCTGAAACGAAAAAACCCGCCGAGGCGGGTACATGGGTGAAGCTTTTATTCAAAAGAGTCACTGATTACCAGGACGCCTAAATAAAATGAATTTGATAATCTTTTTTTGTTGATTCCGGATTGAGCGCCATAAGTGACACGGCGTTAAAAAGCGCCATCAGCGGATCAATCTTACCGGCACCGCTGACCTGCTTGGTGATCAATATGGCATTTCCCCGAGGTTCGACCCTGGCATTGCCTACGCACCAGTTCATCATTGCCTGCCCACCGTGAACAAGCCCCCCTTCTGCGAGTTTCCTTTCCGTGGTTTTTATAGCACCCCCCAAACGCCATCCCTGACTGATGCCGACCACTTTCTCCTGGTCAATGTCTGCGGCCACCAACTCGTCAAGGATCGCGCCAATACCCGAGGGGTCAATACCAATTTTATCCAGCAACTCGGCATCTTTTATCATGCACACAATCTCTGCAATTTCTTCGGTGTCCTGGCCGATGTATTGCACCAGCGTCAGGTTTCCGGCAACTGCAAAGTCATTAAGCTTTGAGGCTTCGCTCTTACGCCGCTCAAGCACAGACTCATGCGCCCAGGCGTGCGTCCAGGCCAACCACTTTCGCGTATCTTTTTCACGCCCGACAATGGCCAGCCCCAAAAGGTCATCAAGTCCGCCACCGTCGATGCCGACGGTTATCACTTCGGCACGGCGGATAATGTCCTCCAAACTGACATTTTGAACGGCCTGCCCTTCCCAATAATCAACGCCCGCCCAGCGATCGCTGCGCAGGTTCATGCCGATTTCGATATTGAGGTGTTTAGCCAGAAACTGCTGCAGCGCCCCGTCTATTTTGGGCAAGTTTTTTCTCAGCTGATCCTCAAGCCACTCATTGCTGACAGAGCGGCCAAGGTTGGGATTCGTTATGTAGAAATTTTTGGCTTGCAGATAACCTTTATCTTTAATCATCTGCTCCGGGAATTCGTAAAGAATACCCAGCGTTTTCGGGTCGTGAATTTTACCGTCACGCACGTCTCGCCAGTACTGAAGCTTTTGTTTGAAGATACCTGCCGGCGGCTCATCACTTTGCGTGGTGAGGTAAATTACCCATCCCTCATCGCGTGATACCTGACCGCCCAGCGCTTCCATAAACATGGCTTCGGCTTTTTGTCGCTTACCGAATAACCAAAGCTCGTCCACGAGTACGCGGCCCGCTTTTTTACCCGACACAGTATCCGTATCGGCGGCGACCACTTTTAAGGTATTGCGCGTCACTCGGTGGGTAATGGTCCTGATATGGTCCTGAATCTGGAACATATCCATTAATTCTTCGTCAGCGCGGATCATGCCTGCAGCCGGTTTAAAGCTGTTGTCGGCGACTTCCTTGGTGGGTGCGAGGATTAAGTGCTCCTCATCTTCTCGCCAGCAAATTATCAGCGCCGTGAGCATAATTCCCGCTGCAATGGTGGATTTCGTGTTCTTTTTTGAGATAAGCAGCCCATATTCACGGATCAGCTGCTTACCCGTCTCGGCGTCATATCCGCCGAAAATAGCATTCACGAAATCGAATACGAACTGGTCTGCACACTCACCAAAGGTGGGTTTGCCTGGTAAGTCAGAAACGCGCAATTCTTTAAATATAGAGAGTGCATGTGAAGCAGTTTCTTTAAAAATAGGTTCAGGGATGATGGATTGTCGATTGACCAGCCGTTTTTCCCAGTCGTGACATGCCGTCGCCCAGCTCACCATATTTTTACCCCTTGTTATTTACAACGAGCTTTGGTGCGGCCATTGCCCCGAATTTACTGGCCGCGACTTTCGCCGCGGCGTTTTGGGCAACCTTCTTCCCGCCCTCACCTTTTTTCGGATGAACATAAGGCAACATGGCCTTAGCAGCATCTTTTCTCACTTCTATCTCTTTTTGCGAGTCGTTCATGATTGATTTCAGGAACTCCAGCGGGTCGTCATAATCACCCGCTTTTGCCCTCTCACTGGTCGGGCGTTCAGCGGGGATGTTTACCGTTGGGGTATTAACATTTCGGCGATATTCAGGAACGTCATCAACTTCTACTTTTTCATTCTTTTTACGCTCAATAAATGCGATGACCTCCGCGTCCTTTGAAAGCTGCGAACCCTTGGAGCGTGCGGAGTTCTCAGAATATCCTGCTTCAATGGCTGCATCTTTTTTAGACCTGCCGGACATCAGCGCCAGAGCAAACTTTCGCTTCTGGGCTGTTAACATGTTAATACCCTCCAAATGGGATTTTTTCTGCGCGTGAGGGGGGGCGAGGTTTCGTAGGCAAGGGCACCGGAAACTTTTTGATACCCCCCACCCCTGACGATGCAAATGATAATCAATATCGCCTAATCCAACAATGAATAGATACAAACGAGAACTAATATCATTTCAATTGATTCATGTCGTCTCGCGTCTTCTTGCCGTGGCACCCTTCAGGTCCGTTGCACAAAATCTGGCAGTTGCCGTCAGCATCTTCACCACCCAGATAGAGTGGCACAATGTGGTCCAGCTCAAATCCATGAGGGTACTCGGTCACGCGCCCACACTTCACACAGCATGGATTGTGGCGCCAAAGGCGCATACGTCGCTGCTGCAACTTATAGCCAGTCATTCGGTTATCAGCGATCACAATAGGCTTGACGATGCGCACGTCCATTGTCTGCACTCTTGGCCGTAGTGTCTTAAGCTTACCCATAGGTCAATCCAGATGGATAATGATAGGGTTTTCAGCCTGCTGCTCTTTGAGGTAGAACTGAGCATTAATCTTTGGAAGCTCGTTAGGGTTGGTGCTGATGGTCGTGCTTTCCTGCTGGTTGAGCAGTTCGCCATCAACGGCTAGCCCGTAACCAAAGAACTGGCCTTGCATATACAATTTCGCTAACTGAATATGTTTCATGCTTCCTCACTTAACGTTTGGCTTCAACTCTTCGAATGCCATCTATCTGGCTGTTGCAGTTTTCAAGGTCCGTCAACAGCAGTTCATTCCAAAGCACTGAGCCGCCGTATGTCAGTGGGTCATCAGGCGGCGGGGATACCTCGCACTGAGCCAGCAGGCTTGCCGGTATCGGCGTTGCTGGAACCTTTACGTATTGCGTTGTAGTGCTCGAGCAGGCTACCAGCAGCGGCAGCAGGAACAGGCTGTAACGCGCAGGTGTCAGCTTTGAGCACAGTCTTGATAATGACCTGCCTGTCCTGACTGGCAGATACGTTAGCCTTTTGAACATCGAGGGTTGCTCCGGCAATCTGGTTGAATATGCCGACACTCAACGCCTGTGATTTGGTGATGAATTCGGCTTCGTTCTTTTGCTGCACAGCAGTGGCCAGTGAGTCAGCTTGTGCCACGGACTTGCCGTAGTAGTGGAAAGCTATCCACATCAGCAACCCCATACAAGCCAGCATCACCAGAGTGGCTATGCGATAAATTTTATCTGCCATCTAACCCCCAGCATGTCAGTTCGCTTTCCTGATCGCGGCGCAATACCTGTCCATAACAGTTGTTAGAGCGGATGCGGCAATCTTTGCCACCATCGAATATCCAGCGCTTTATTTCGTTGCAGGCACCCAGCCGGTCGCCAGCATTCAACTTTCGATAGAACGTTGAGGGTAGGCATTTAGCAGGGCCAATGTTCCACGGACAAAAGGAGGCGATACCAACTTTCTGGGGCGGTGTCAGCGATACGTGAATATTTTTATCAACCCACGCCAACGCTTTGGCCTGCTCGGTTCGGTCAATGGCATCGCATTGCAAGCGAGTCAATTTCATACCTTTGAACACTGGCTTGCTATCCACATATGTCACGCCCCCTCAGAGAGTCCAGACGCCTCCCTGATCACGATATGCGATTAGGCTTGTACCTTCTTTCTCTTCCTGAAGCTGCTCCATCATTACCGGTGCAGAAGCGCCAGCGGCAATTAGCATCAGCATGGCTGCACTGAGTTTTGTTTTCAGATTTGCCATTAGGAATCAGCCTTAGCCGCAGCATCTGAAAGCACCTTAATAGCGCTATGTCGTTCTTCTAAAGGAACCTTTCTCGCCTCATTTGCCATGTCTTCAATTATTTTTGTACGCTTGGCCTCTTCACGCTTTTTGTAACGAGCATCAATTCTCCCCAGAACAAAAGATAACAATGAAATAACCACGCCTATTGCACCAAAAATGAAATATACAAAGTCCTGCGTTGTCCATCCCAGTGCCGCAGCAA